GTATTTTAGGGTGAGGAAGGTCCGCATGGGGTCATCCTCTTCAGGACACAGTGTATCCAGGAACTCATCAAAATCCATGGCCTTGCCCGCAATCATCCAATGTTTGGGTTGTCGCTGTGCCATCAACGCTTGATTGTAGGCCATTTGCTGTTGTGCATGCATCTGTGCTGCATAGGCATTGTTAAACTGTTGATTGGCCAGTCCTTGTAGTTGGCTCATGTTCATTGCCTGACCAGAACCCACAGCAGTGACCCCTGGAGGTTGCACTGCTCCTACTGTGTGATGCCCAGAGGCTAGGTTTCCAAAGATACTATTAAACATCATGTATTATACACTGGGATCGTAGGCCCGCTTCCACGCAGGTTTGCCAGACTCGTCCTTACGGCGATATCTGTCACGCTGTGCTGCCATTCGCTGTTGTGGGCTGCGGTTGTCCCAGGGTTCAGCAATGCCCTGCAAGCATGCCAACAAAGCATAACGTGCTGAATCAATGCAATCATCTGGGTCACTGAATCTACCTTTTTCATCCACGTAGTAGTTTTGTGCTTCTGTGAGGAACTCCACACAGTTTTCATTGACCATTAGGCTGCCCACTTCCAACATCTGACGCATTTGGTTGATACCATAACTCTTGTGATTGGTCACACGCCCCTGTGGATCAGGAGGATTCATTATGGGACGGTCCAGCACATTGAGTTCATAGTTCTGGAACAGTTCACGTATGCTTTCTGAACTCATGGTGTAGCGACCTGGCGTTGACGCATCAGCAGGCAGCACAATGGGTGTGCCAAACACTTCTGGTCTCAGCAAGTGATTGATGTATTGTGTGGGCACTGCTTCTTCCACACCCTGCACTATGATCTGTTTGTGCAGCCAAGCCTGGCGTTCATATGGATCCCAATACATTAGACTGATCACTGTTTTGTCATTGACAAGCCCCAGATCAAGCGACAGGACTCTATGTATGTTGAGCATTTCCCTGAAGTTAAACTCACCTGGTTTGTAGGTAGGCCAATGACGCATTTGAAAAACAGCACCCTTGCCCATGATAGGCTTGCCTTGTATTCTCGCTTCGCGTTCATGAGGAAGGTAGTCACGTTCCAACTGCTCTCTAGTGGCACGTAGTAGAAAGGGTTCACCCCATAGATCGTATTCTGGAACGTCATCCCAGGACACACGAATGTAGTCATAGCCCGCTTCACGGTTCCAAAACTTGGATACAAGGCCATTGAGACCTTTGAGAGGTGTGAAACTGCACAGTATCTGACCCTGCGTAGTGGCTGTTCGCGTAACGATTTCACTGAAAAAGTCATCTGGGGGCTGCTCATCAAACACAGCAATGTCCAACTTGAAGCCCTGTAATTGACGCACTTCTTGGGTGTAATTAGCAAACAGCAGATATGAACGGCCACCAGACACATGGCGAACTTCACAGCCAATGCAGTTTGCTCCATCATTACGCATTGTATCAACAACAACACAGTCACGAGGTATAGCACCTGTGCCAAGATTCTCAATGAGTTTAACATCTGGTGTCCCCAACAGTTCATTTTGTAGAACCAAGGCTACCTGGCTCCAGCCTTCACCAGCAACCATCACTGTCACAGGCTTGTCCCAGCGACGCCCTTGCCACCAGTCAGGATAGCGTCCTGTTAGGTGCATGGCAGTTTCATAACAGGTGCTCACTGTTTTGCCAATACGGTTGGCAGCCAAGATACCTCTACGGTCTGTCTTGGTTGTGAAGAACCGTCGCTGGTGCTCAAATGGTCTAAAGTATTTGAGTTGGTTGTAGTGCATGTCATCGCTGACAGCAATGGCCAGGTCCTGCATTTTCAGCCGCTGATCAGTGGTCAGCGTGCGGTATTGAGCAGGAGCAATGTCATGCTGATCACAGATCCAGCGTATGGCACGCCGCATTATCACTCCAGGATCCAGCATGGATTACTCCTGTGGCCAGTTCAATCTGACCTGCTCCAAGTGCCAAAGGCTTTGGGCAAGAGCAGCAATGTCTGTTGTGGTGGCAGGCCAGGTGTGAGGCTGTGCGAGGTCAATGCCCTGTGGCTTGTTCAAGCAGTGCATTAGCCGCTCTCTTGTGAGCCGCATTGAGTGTTCCAGCATGCCAGGCAGTTTCTGTGTAAATGCTTCACGGTGTGCTGCATTGACTTTGGCCATGATCTTGGTGTCATCCGCACGCCGTCGTTCCACAGCAGCACGGATGTCAGCATCTCTTAGGTCAGAGTTCACGATTCCAGATCCCAGGGATTGGCAGCGGCTCTACGGTCCAGACTCACAAAGTCACGATCAATGTAGCGAACCCATTGATTGGTGTTGTTGTAGGCCAGGCTCTGCATCACAGCACGCAAGCGACGTCCAATGGTTGTAAGTGTGCCATCTTCACGCTGAACCAGTTGTTCACCTGTTCTAGGGTCAACCCACTTGATGATCTCTGGGCGAACCTTGCCCCACTTGTCAATCTTTTCACCGTGTGGCTTGGGCTCAATGGGACCTATGACTTCATAACTGATCACACCGTTCTTATACTTGCGGAAGGTGCAGTGCATCTTGCGACCTTGTGCATGGTATTCAGGATTGGAGTGTGGCATAAACGCAGTAAAGAACTGGTTCTGGATTTGGTCACGACCAGGAAGGTTTGGATCACGTGGAGGAACTTCCTTCATTGGCTCTTCAGGCACCAGGTCAGTCTTTTCCAAGTATGGATTGTCTGTTCCAATGTATTTGGGATCCACGGGCTGACCATTCAGCACTTCCATGGCCACTTGGTATTTGAGTTTGTTGGCACGACCTTTGAGGTTCAGCACCACGCCTGTTTCATCAAACACAAAGCGTTCCAAGTCTTTGGCAGTGGGGAAGTCTGTCATCAGACCTTCAATGTCAAAGTCTCGTTCTGAGGCGGGGAGATGTGTTTCAGGACGCACAGGTTTGTCTGTGACTTCTGGTGCGGAGTCGTCCCAAGGTGAGGGACTGGTGGGGGTGGTTTTCTTGTTCATATCATACTTCTTTCAAATCAAAAAAGGGTGGCACCTATGCTAGAGCACCACCCACAAAAGGCCTAACCCATTTAGGCCTTGTTGCCTTTTCTAGGTCCTCGTCCAACGTTGACGTTGTCTTTGAGGCCTTCCACTGCGGCGTCGCGGAAGCCTTTCATGCCACGACCGCGTGCGGCCACAGCGTCTGTGACCATCTTGGCCAGGGCTGATCGCTCAGAGCCTGATGAGGCTTTGGCACTGACAAATTCACTGCGTTTGCTGGCTGTGCCAGCGTTGCCTGTGGTAGGGCCACGCTTTTGGTTGATCTCTTTGGCCTGGGGATTCTTCATTGTTGCCATCATGGTTTCCTATTAGTATTGTTTCTTGGGACCGTAGTTGATGCCCTCTGTTGAGCCTGGCCCAACTGGACGACTACCTTTGCTCACAGCACCATAACTTGTGCCACCGTTCTGACCAATGCGAATTGAGTCAGGATTGCCTGAATAGTTCTGACCAGCCTTGGGGTCCCATGAGCGTGTGCCACCAGGATTGCGAACTTGGCTGCCACGGTTGATTGAATCACGCACTGAACCTTGTGCTGGCAGGCTAGGCACTGCTGAGGCAGGAGGTCTCTTGTATGAGTCTTTGGTCACTGACGCACCAACATTCTTTGCAGGAGCACAGGCACCATCATTGCCCACTCTGTGTTGGCTACCATAGTTGACCAGGCGGCCGTCATTTGAGTGACCTGACCAGTGATTGTGAGCATACTTGGTAGAGCCTTTTGGAGCAATGGCTTCCATGCCGTCAAAGTTCATGTTGCGATCGCTTTGAGTTGATTTCATTTTGTTTTTCCTTTGGATTTGGGTTTCTTTGCAGCGTCACGCTTGACAGCATACGCAATGGCCACTGCCTGTTTAACAGGACGACCAGCAGCAACTTCTGCTTTGACGTTCTTGGAGAACGCTTGTTTGGATGTGGACTTTGTTAAAGGCATGTTCTTATTTAGTCTTCCTGTTTATTACTGGTCAGTTGTGCCACAGCAGCGGCGAAAATGGCCTGTTTCATCTCAACCATGGTTTCATTTTCAGTGACTTCAACTTCTGTTTTGTCAGCCACAATCTTGTTCAGTAGAGCACGGTCATACATCTGAACCTGACTCCAGTCTTCGCGTGTGATGGCACCAATGTAGTTGTCAGCAATCTGCTGTGGGAATGGCACGCCAGCACGAACCTCAATGGCGTCAATAAGGTGTTCAATGCGGATCTTGTTGCCTGATCCTTTGGGACGGCCTGCACCAGGACGGGCACCACCCCAATTTGGATTTCTGTTTTCTTGATTCATATTCAAGTTTACTTATCCCTTTGGTAAAGTGTGGGTTTAATACAACAAAATAACCCGCCATTTTCATGGTAATACTAAAGTATAGGTTGGCTGGAAAATCCCAATCGCTTACAATGTGTTTAATAAGGAGGCGTTATGGACTTGATTGTTTGGACAACTTTGATTCTTGCTGTGGTAGCAGTCAAATGCTGGGCAGTTTATACCGTGGTGTTTTACATCACCAAATACCTGACCATTGGCGTGCTGACAGCAAAGAATAACCCTACAAAGTAATGTAATACTTTTGTATAGGTTGGCACAATATTCGTGATCGCTTATACTAACACTATCGCAACAACGCTTCAAGGAGCAACAAATGGCAAACGCAGAAATCGCACAGCAAATCATTACACTCAAACGCTTGGTTGGTCGTGGCTACAAGACACGCAACTTTTATTTGACCACTGGTGGCCCACGCAAAGATCGCAAAGATTTGATACAACGCCATCGCGATTATGTTCGCAATAACATCAAAGTTATCCGTATGTTGGAGACCGTGTGATGAACACAGAAAAACTTGCTTTGGATATGCTTTCAGCCCTGTTGGAAGTTTTGGAACAGCACGACATTCCATCCAAATACTACACAGAATATCTTGGTGCGTGGTGCGATCAACAAGCACAGGACATTGTGCTTCAAGAACTGGAGGCCGCCTAATGGCCCGTGTTCACACACCCATTGGCGTGTTTGACAGCCAGTTGGCAGCCAGCAAAGCACTGAAATGCGATCGCAGAACCTTGGTGCGGCGTATGAAATCAGATCCAGACAATTATTGGACAGAAGCCGTGAACATCAAAACACTGCCTGCATGGTCAGAATATCGTGTGATGGCACATGACGTCAAAGAAGAAATCTATCAGTCATGGTGTGCAAAGCACAAATTAGATCCTGATTTGGACAGCACAGCCAACGCATTCTTTGATGCCATAGATGCTGTGGGAGTGCCAGAATCCCCAGAAGTTGAAGAAGAAATCTAAATACAGGATGAAAGATATGAGACTGTTAGAAGTTGCTCGTTTGCGTAGTATTATACAGCGTCTGCGACGGGAATACGGAGAGGAACGTGCCATGGCCATACTACAAGAAGCCTTGGAGCGAGAGTTGAGCGTCAAGTAATCATAAACTACGCCGTTTATAAATACCCGTATGATCACTGACATACGGGTTTTTTATTTCAATGCTGCCAAACAATGGGTCGTCAAACGCCGTGTTCAACGACCCTGGACCCCTGACCAAATCAAGTTCCTGAGTCAGTGGCATCAAGCAAACCGTTTAGAGCATTCACAATCTCCCGTATTGACATCGCCACACGCCATGCCTTGGTCTTGTGAGGCTTAGTGTCCATGATGCGATGTAGGTCTGAACTGCTGCTCAGCACTGCTCTGGCTTCCATGATGGCTTGGCGGTGGAACTTTTGGAATATCTCTGGGTAGTGTTCCTGTATTAGATCCAAAGCAGCCAGCATGTTTTCCCAGTCCTCGTTGCACCAGTGATGGAAAAAACGCTTCCATAACTTATGGTTGTCTATGTCAATGGGCTTGCCCGTTT